AGTTACCAAGGTGCGTTGTGCGATGAGGTCTAATGTTTCGTCCCAGATGTACTCAAGGATATGTTCGTCTAGCACTTTTTCTGTCATCTTGCATATCTCCATTCACCTTTAGGCATTATTTCTGTGATGTCAGCGTCTGCCCATTTCAAAAATTTAGTTACGCTAATTTTCGGATAATGCCGTCCATCTTTTACCGACGGGCTGTCATATTGCAGCCCCTGGACGAATCCTTCTTTGTTGTCATAAATCATCCCAATCCAAAGGATTTGTCTATCTCCTAATAAACGGGGGAATCCGTATGTTTGAGGGCGTTTTGCCGAATAAACATGCCCAACTTTTAGGTCTTCTACTGTTAGCTCTGCCATACTCACCCCAACACCGGCGTAATCTTCCGCGCCACACATTTCATTTCCCGACTAGCAGCATGCAATAACTTCAAGCACGCTTTATCATCATTTTCCAGCCACATTTCCTGCGCCATTTCGATTTGTTCTCTAATTTGCGCAAGTTGGTCTGTAACTTTGGCTTTATCGGTCATACTTCCTGCACCTCAACCACATCATCAATCTCAGTGATAGTATGTGGGATGGCATTAACATCACATACATCCAAATCGCACATTTCCAGCACCTGCTCATTGCTCTCGGCTTCAACTGTGCACTCAACTAAACAATAAAAACGGGCAATATACTTAGCCATAACTTCTCCTTAAAACGGTTTACTAATAAGTCTTTCGCAAAACATCGCACGACGCTTGCACCATTCGCGATTTTTAGGCCCTGGTGCATTAAGTAATGCAATATTCCACTGGTCTCTCGCGTCATCCAACTCGCCGGCACGCTCATTCTTTGCCGCTTGCTCGCTGTAATATTTAAAACGATTAAATTTACTATCGTTTTTGCTCATAACACCTCCCTAGGCTTGTTAAAACATATTACAAACGCCCCTCAAATCAGGCTTAAAGAGCGTTTAAATAGGCTTTAATCATCAAAAAAATACAAAATTAGAGCCACAATAATGCCGAGCAAAATTTGCCCGGCGGCATAAACAACTGGCCCAAAAAAGATAAGAGCCAAAATGGTTTCAAAACTCATAATCCCGCCTAAATGCTCGCCAAATCTAAACTGATTGGCGCGTATTTGTCGGTGTTGCCGATGCGTTTATAAATACGGACATAGCTTTTTGAGCCAATAACCTGCACGCTGTCCGAAATAGCATCCATCGCTCGACGCCAACGTTCGTCTTTGATGTCAACGCGGCGTAAGGCTAAAATCTTGTTAGTGTTGAGATTGCCTTCCTTGTCAACATCAAAAGCGCGGTCAATAATGGTTTTTAACTCATCTCGACTACCGGCAGTCCAATCTTGCAAGCATTCTTCGATTAGGCTTTTTGCAGCCTGGATACGCTCATCAAACTGCAATGTTTCGCTTACCGCACGTTGCACCTTGTATTGCCCGTCAAAGCTATAAAGTGTGACGTTGCCTTTTTTACCGCCTACATTTGCCCCATATTGCTCGGCGGAAAGTTCAACAAAAGCGGCAATGTCTCCAAATGCTTCTGCTTTAAAGTCTTTTAGCACGCCATGTACAGTTTCGGCTTTGCGCACAATGGCTCGCACCAACTCGTCTCGCTCTTTATCAATCGGTTTAATCGAGGACTCCGGGATAAGCGCACCGCGTGCATCTTCGCGATAACCTGCCGGGATCTGTCTTTCTTGGTTTTCCATATTTTTTCCTCTCTATGGGTTGTCAAAATCAGTGTTTGGGTAGTTTTTTTTAAGCCATTGCCATGCGGCTTGTTCTTGTTCCGGTGTCATATTGGGCGGTACATCGCCAAATTCTTCGCGCCATTGTGCGCTTGCCGCCTTTTGCCAACATGTCTCATCGGTGTCGGCACATATCGGCGTTTGTGCTTGGGCGATACCGCTTAAAAGTGCGGTCAACATCAAAGCCGTTTTTAAGGTTTTCATTAGTTGCCTCCGGTCATTTGTTTTTGTGCGGTGAGGATAAGATCTAATGTAATCGCTGAGTCTTGACCCTTAGCGGTAATCGCGGCAAGGCGTAAATATTGCGTTAATGCGCGCAAACCGCCTGCTTTAGTTCCGATGCTGTTAAGTACGTTCATCAGATCTTTATCATCGCTATCCAATCCCCAAGCCTCTGCGATAGCTTTAATATCGCCTTTAGAGCTCGCTTTGATTGGTGTGTTTTTGCCGATACGGCTCCAAAGTCGGGCAAATTCGTGCGCTTGGTTCACCCCGCCTTGGATGCGGTTGTAAACCTTGTCATTGCCGATTAAGGCAAAGCCAACTTCGACTTCCTCTTGGATAATTCGGATTTCTTCGAGTGCGTCGTAAGGCAAGTGGTCGCTTTCGTCAATAATCACCAAGCCTTGCGTGCCTTTGAGTTTTTTAACAATTAAGCGGCTTAATCGGTCTTTGCGGCGTGGCGCATCGTTAATGCCAAGCTCTAACGCTAACTCGTACAAAATACTGCTCAACGTGGCGCGTGCCGGGCTTGCAGTAATCATCCAAACATTTGGGTTGTTTTCGCGGTAAGCCTGGCATGCTTTTGTTTTACCAACACCGCTCGCACCATAAACTGTCACCATCGTTGGTAACACTCGTGCCATATCAAGGCTGTTAAACACTTTGTGGGCGGTTGGGATGTCGATAAAATTCGGTGCTTCAACGAAAATCTTGGTTTTGCGCTCATTTAATTCGAGCCAATTTTTAATCGGGGTTTCAATGCTTTCTGCCTTGCCTTTGTATTTGTCGTTAAGCCATGCGCTCAATGCACCGCTATTAACCCCAATTTTGCGCGCCAGCTCAGCTTGGGTATATTTACCGGATTGGATCAAATCACTTACTTGTGTTCTTAATGTCATTTTTCATGCTCCCTAAAGGTCGTTTAAATCGGCTTTAAAGCCCTTTTTCTTTTTTCAACATTGCAAGACCTCTGTTTAAGGCTTGCTCAGATTCGTTTACATCTTCATCATCAGGCGCAATTTCCACTTTGCGTAATGATGTGCCATCTTTAATAACCGCCCACATTTGCTCGGATGCTTCGGTTTCTTCAAATTCCACCGGTGGCATATAGGCGGCCG